GCACGGTGCAGAGGTAGAAGTTCTCGCTCTGATAGTCCACGGTGACAATCCCTTTGTCTGTGTTGAACTTGACCATCAATCGTCATACTTTTCGAAGAGGTCAAGCTGCTTCATGCGGGGGGGGGGGTCGAGTTAGCCCAATTCGCTCCGGCCTCAAAGCCGACTCCCTTGGGCTCCTTCCCCTTCGTCTGGGCGGAAAGGAATTCCTCCTTGGCCTTGGCGAGTCTCTCCGGGGTCAGCTTGTTCGGATAGATGGAATCGTACCATTTGGCCCCGTTGATGAATCCGGCCCTGCGGTGCATCCATTCACCCTTGAAGCCGGGGTTGGCGTTGGCCCATGCGACCGCTTCCTGCCCGATCTGCTTCCGGCGAATCTTCAGATACCTCTCCATGGCTCATCTCTTTTTGCCAACACGGGGAGCATTCACCTTGGGATGCTTGACATCGAGGCGGACACCGTTCTCCGTGAAGTCGGTCTGGAAGAGGACGGAGGAGAAGGACATGGTCTTGAGGGCAGACTTGCCGACAAGCTCCACGATGGTCGAGCTCTTGAAGGCAAGGGCGTTCCTGCCATCCTTGCGGAGCACAAAGCCGTCCTTGGAGGTGGTCTTCTGAATGTACCAATCGGAAGGATAGTCGGCATCCTGGAGGAAGACCACCCGGTCCCCGTCACCTGCTCCGAGCAGGGTGGCACACTTGGAAGAGAGTGTGATGGCCCCGTTGACGGTCATGTTGACCGTGGCTGCACCCTGGAATCTGCCGGGTGTGTGTGGGGCGTTGACTGAATTGTAAGTATTGAATTTCATGGTGTTTAGTCTTTGAGATAGTATGGGGTTGAATATCCGGCACCCTTCAGGGGAAGGTCCTTGCACCACGGGATCTCTTCGGAGAAGAGGGCCTCAACTTGGTCGAGGGTCTGCTCCGGGCCTGCCTCCACGATGATCTCGTCATGGATGTGGAAGACAATCGGGAAGCCCCGGTCCTCGGCCTTGAGGATGACTTCCCCAAGGATGTCGCGGGCCGTGGCCTGGACGATGTTTTCCACGAGCTTGCCCCCGTAGGTGCGGATGACATCCCACTTCTTGGTGGTCTGATTCACCCCCTCGTATTCGATGATGTCGTGCTCTCCACGCCAATCCGTCTCCGTTCCCACACGGGCTCTCGGATAGCAGATGGTCCGGCCTGAAGGAAGGGTGATGAGGAGCATGCCCCACCTGTAGGAGAATTCCAGGCCCCGGTTGGCGAGGATGGGCTTCTCCGACTTCTCCTTGATGGCTCGGTAGGCACACCGCTCCACGGTCTCCCAGAAGCGGACGATGTTGGGGTTGGACCTGCGCCACATCTTCACGATCTCCCGCATCTCATCCTCGGAGAGTCCGATGCGCTTGCCACCCATGGCTTCCAGGGCGGAGATTCCACCGCCGTAGCCGAGGGCGAGGGTTGCGATCTTGCCCTTCTGCCTGCGGGGGTCCATCTTGGTGATGGTCTCGATGGGCACATGGTACATCTGGGCTGCAGTGGCCTCATAGATCTTGCCGTGGGTGCGGAAGACTTCGAGGACCCACTTCTCCCCGGCGTACCAAGAGATGACACGGGCTTCGATGGCGGAGAAGTCGCAGACATGGAAGGTGTGGCCGGGCGATGCGATGAAAGCGGTGCGGATGAGCTCCGACAGGGTGGAAGACACAGAGGCGTAGCTCATGGCAAATTCCTCGTAGTCCCCGTCCAGGACGAGCCTGCGGGCATCGTCCAGGGAGGCAAGGTGATTCTGGGGGAGATTCTGCACCTGCACCAATCGGCCTGCCCATCGGCCCGTTCTCGCAGCTCCGCAGAATTGGAGGAGGCCGTGGATCCTGCCGTCAGCGCACACGCATGAGAGCATGGCACCGTACTTCTTGCAGGAGGTCTTCCCCAATTCCTTGCGGAGTGCAATCATCTGCCTGGGCTTGCGGAAGTGGGACAGGAGGGCTTCAATCTCTTCCATGCTCTTCTTGTTGAGGGAGTCCACACGGAGCCCGGTCACCTTCAGGATCCAATCCTTGATCTGACTCGGAGAGTTGGGATTCTCCAATCCGGTGAGGGCCTTGGCCTCCTCCAAGAGCTCGGCTTTGTAGGTGTCATCAAACCGCTCTGCATTCCGGGCAAGGGTCTGGTCAATGAGCACACCCCTGTCGTTGATGTTTTGGTCTGCAATGTAGAGTCGCTCGTCAAATTCGGCAGGCTCAAGTCGGCGCACCTTGGCGAGAACTGCCTGCTCGACATCCACATCGCGGGCATTGTACAGCTTGAAGACATCCCACTTGTCGGGCTTGTCGGAGGGCAGGACCCTCTTGCCGGATCGGGACGGCTGCGAGAATAGACGGATGAGGGCACGGCCCTCGGCCATCTTGCCCTCCTCGATGTGGAGGACCTCCGCACACTGCCCCAGGGAGAGAGGAAGCCCCATCCGAGCAGCCCGCACCATGGTGCACTTCCACTGCCGGACATCGAGCCGGAGGCCGAAGTGCTTCTGAATGCAGATGCGCTCGAATGAGGCGTTGAAGGCGGTCTTGACGATGGAGGGGTCGGTGAGTGCATCATACACCTCGGCAGGCAGCTCCTCACCGGAGGCGAGGTCCACGCACACGGCAGGTGCGCCGTCCCAAGAATAGGCGAACAGGAGGATGGTGAAGTCCTCTGCCTCCACATACTTGTAGACTCCGCAGTCCGGCAGGTCGTTGCTGCTGTAGGTTTCGATGTCTATTCCGAGCTCTCTCATGGCTGTGCTTCTGATGTGGTGCCCGTGCGGGCCGTATCAATATTTATTCGTTTAGTTCAACATAAACCGCCGGGCACCACAGGTCATTCACTACAGGTCTTCATCGTCTACCTCGGCCTCACCGAAGTCGGAGTTGGCAGAGCTGCGACCGCCGAGAGGCGTGTCATCCTTGGCAATGCGAACATTGTCCAGGCCGACACACACGGGCTTCTTGCCCTTGGAGACCGCGAAGAAGCGGAAGGAGATCATCACCCAGATGCCGGAGTAGAGGAGGTCCTCTTCGTCAAGGACATACTCGCCGTCTTCGTTCTTGACCCACTTGAGGTCATTGCCGTGCTTGTCCTGGATGTTGGGATGCTGATTGCTCTTGGCAGTCAGGTAGTAGTGATCATGGAAGGTCTCATCGTCATCCCTCTCGTCACCGTCACGGAGCGGGGACTTGTAGTCCTTGGGCTTCTTGCCACCCCAGACACCGGAGAGTGCCTGATTCTCGGCCTCGGCGATGGCTTCCTTGATGAGCTTCACGGCCTCGGTCTCGGACTTGGGGATGAGGATTCCCGTCTGATACTTGCGGGCATCGTCCTCGTTGAAGGAATAGGGGGCCTGCACATGGCAGTAGGTAAGGCGGACGGGACCGATCACGATCTTGGTGTCCTGGACTCTTTTCAAAAGTTTCATGGTACTTTGTTTTTAAGAATGTTTATAAATGGTTGTTACTGTTCGACTGCGCCGAAGTCATCGTTGGCCGACTGAGTGGTCAGGGGCGGGCGTTTGTCAGAGAGTTCCACAAGGGCAGGCTTGCCCTGGGGCTTGGTGATGTAGTTCCCGGAGAGCTCGGCGAATTTCTTCTTGCCGACAATCTTCTCCAGGTCTCCGAGGGTCTTGAGTTCCGCCGGGCGGAAGAGGATCTCCCGGTCGAAGCCTTCCTTGGTGAGAGCTTCCACAAGACCGTCCTGATCGGTGACCTGCCGGATGCTCCGGCCTTCCACGACCTTGTAGCCTTCGATGGTGGCTCCGGCCATGGCCCGCTCCAGGGAGTAGACCGTGAAGTCATCGAGCCAAGACTTGATGACGGGCACGAGCGGGAGGAGCTTGGCGATCTCCGCATCCTCGATGAGCCGGGGATTCTTGAAGTCCTCGTTGCAGGTCTTTGTGGCGAGAGTGGCGAGGGCCCGGCAGGAAGCCTTGACCTTGCAGAATCGGCACCACTCGCCGGGCTTCTGCTCACCATCACCACGGAAGGCGAGCTCGGAGGCCGGGCGGAGGACCTCGTCCCTCCACTTGGTGAGGCTGCTCACGGGCATCTCATCCTCGGAGAGATTGTCGATGCGGGGCTGCACGATGGTCATGCGCACCCGCTTGATGTTGTATTCCAGGAGGAATTCGTCCAGGGCACCCAGGGCGTAGATGCGCATCTGGGGATTCTGGAAGGCCGAGACCTTCACGCCTTTGCCGTACTTGAAGTCAATGATCTCCATGAGGTCATCAGCGATGATGACGGCATCGGCAGTGCCGAAGGAATCCTGGAGGAAGGAGCGGAAGTCGAGACGGACTTCGACAAGGAGCTGCGCATCCGGGGTGTTCACCTTGGCTGCATTGAACTTCTCCATGACGATGGCACGGTAGGTGTCTGTGTACTCTTCCATCTCTCCGGTGTGGAATCTGGGCGAGAGCTCCTCAATCTCCTTGTCGGCCTCTTCGTGGGGACGGCCCAGGAGCTCCAGGAGCTTCCGCTCGCAGATGGCGTGTGCAAGGGTGCCCTCGGCTGCGAAGTCCGAGCCCTTGTCTTCAATGCCCTCCTCCAGACGGACGGAGGGAGTGCAGTTCAGCCACCGATGTGCTGCGGATGGCGAAAGGAGTGCATGTGATCCGGGCATACTCAGAAGGGCAGATCGTCAAACACAACTCCGTCTTCACCGACCTTGATGCTCTCGCACCCGTCAATGAATTCCTTGCGCTTGTCCATGGGGAGGGCTGAGGGCCTCTCAGATCCAAGGGCAGTGGCCATCTTGATGAAGAGCTCGGTGAGGGCCTTGTGGTGCTTCTTGTAGCCTTCGGAAGTCTTCTCCTTCCAATCCTCTCCCTCGATGCGGGCTCTTGTCTTGTACATCGCCTGACGGACATCCTCCTCAGACGGAATGACGGGAAGCTCCTCCTCCTTGGGGGCAGGAGCGGGAGCAGCCTCGGCAGGTGCCGGAGCTTCTTCAGGGGCCGGGGCCTCAGGAGCAGGCGCAGCCTCCTCCGCCGGGGCTTCCTCGGCCTTCTTCCTCGGCTTGCGAGCCGTGGCGGTGGTCTGAGCCACCGGGGTGAGCAGGCTCCTCAGGAGCTCTGCGGTCGCAGTGGAAAGGTCCACCTCCACTTTGACATTGATTGTGAATTGGTCCATGCTTATAATGTTTTAGAATGGTCAGATGATTGCTCCCCATGCTCTCAGGAGTGCCCGGCCCTTGTAGACTTTCTCTCCGGTGCTCTTGCGGGTGAAGCCCTCCAGGGGATTGGAAGGATCCTTCTCCCACCGGGCGAGGGTGTGGCGGTCCACATCAAGGAGCTTCGCTGCCTTCGCCTGGTTGTACAGGCCGTCCGGATCTATGTCGGGTCTGCGGTCAATCATGAGCGGGTGATGGAAAGGGTGTTCTCAGTGTAGTTGGTCTCACAACTGAACTTGCAGCCCAAGATGTTCTGCATCTGGTAGGCCATGCTCTTGCCGGAATCACAGGCAGCAGCACTCGGCAGCTCGAAGGTGCGGGTCTCCCCGGACCGGATTGCCCGGAGATCCTCTCGTGTGACTTTGTCTTGCTTCATTGCTTTACAGGGTGTTGGATTTGGCGGTCTTCTCCTCCGGCCACTTGACCGTGTTAACGGCCTTGGCGGAGAGGTACATGTTGAGGAGGGCGAGAAGGTAGACCCAGAAGGGAGCCTCGATGATGGCATCGGCGTAGAGGGGCGCACCGAAGATGCTGATGGCGCACCATGCGCACTTGAGTCTGTCGGCCCAGGAGAGGCCATGGCGGTTGATGGTTTTCTTTTCCATTGCTTTTTTGCTTCGTTACTTACTTATTCCTTTGGAGGAAAAGAAAAACTGTCGTATATTTGCCCTTGCATTGACTGAGTTGGTTTGGCAAATTTGCCCGACAGCCTTTCTTGTGTCCCCTAAAACTTCGTTACTTACTTATTCCGAGGGACAAAGTTAAGGCAAATTTGCAATAAAACAAATTTTTCGAGGCCAATTTGCAAAGATTTTTGTGGCAGATTTGCCACGATAAAGGAGGCAAGACAATGGAACTGACTACAAATCAAAGGGTTGCAGCCATATTGGAGGACAAGGAAATCTCCAATACCAAATTCGCAAAGTTGCTCCAGATGGAGCCGTCCACCGTCATCCGGCAGGTTGCGGGTCGGTCGGCCATGTCTGCGGAGCTGCTCACCAAGATGCTCCTGGTGCCCGAATTCGCCGATGTCTCTGCGGAGTACATCCTGCGGGGAGCGGGCCCCATGTACAACATTCCGATGGACGAGGAGATGGTGAAGGCCAAGACCGAGATGGACAGCCTTCGCCGGGAGAATGAGACCCTCCGGTCCTCGGTCGTGAATCTCATCATCGAACTAACCGAGTACAGGAATGGCAAGAAGTAAAGACAAAAAAGCCACGGGCCTCTGGGGGCTCGTGGCATCGTTGCTCCTCATCGGAGCCGGGGTGTGGTGCATCCTGGAGGACCTTGTCGGCCTGGGCGGTCTGATGATCGCCGGAGGGCTGCTCGTCTTCGGGATGTGCTTCGTCAAGGGCCACCGGGTGGTCCAGGACTAAATCAGCAAATTTTCAGCAAATGATATACTTATTCCACAACTCTCTGATTTATGGGTGATTGCAAAGGGCTCCTCTTGCCTTACAAGCAGGGCACACGGGTGATTAGCTCAGTTGGTTTAGAGCACCTCCCTTACAAGGAGGGGGTCGACAGTTCGAATCTGCCATCACCCACGCAATCAAGGGATTAGAGGGGCACGAGGATTCTCCCACGAGGTCTTCAGTGCTCCTCTTCTCTTGGCCCTGGACTGCAAAGGTGGTCGGTACATCCGGGCGCATTTGGGTGCAAGTGGGAGCATTTTTCAGCAAATTCTCAGCAAATCAGGCAACATGAACACCACCATGTCCAAATGTTTTCTGAAGCTCGACACCCGCCGGGCACTGAAGGACGGGACCTTCCCCGTCAAGATCGCCGTCAGTTACGGCACCAATCTCTACCTCAACACCGATGTCTCCGTCTCCACCGATGAGTGGAATGAGAAGGAGCGGAAGGTGGAAGGCCCCAGGGCCAAGAGGCTCAATGATGTCCTCTCCTCTTCCCTGACGAGGGTGGCCAACAGGGTCCTCAATCTCCGAGAGGACGGACGATTCTCCAAGATGACCTCTGCACAGCTAAAGAAGGCCCTCACAGCCCTCGACCCGGATGCGGTGGAGGAAGAGTCCACCCCGAAGCCAAACCTCCTCCAAATCGCCCGCATGTGTCTAAAGACGAAGGATGCGGAGAGCACCCGGAGCCTGTATGCGTTGACCATCTCCAAGCTCGAAGCCTTCATCCCCACACCGGAGGAGTTCTACATCGAGGACATGACCAAGACTTGGCTCCATGACTTCCAGGCATCCATCGGAGGGAAGGTCAACACCCAGGCCCTCCACATGAGAAACCTCCGGCACATTTGCAACTTCGCCCTGGACGAAGAGCTCACCGATGTCTACCCCTTCCGCAAATATCACATCAAGCACGAGGAGACGATGAAGAAGGCCCTGCCCATCGAGAAGCTCCGTGCCATCGCCCGGCTCCAGGATCTCACCTTCTTCCAGGCGGAGCACCGGGATGTCTTCCTGATGCAGTTCTACCTCCGAGGCATCAATCTGGGTGACCTTGCAGCCATGACCCAGGAGAACATCGTGGACGGGCGCATCATCTACAGGCGCAGCAAGACGAGCCGTCTGTTCTCCGTAAAGTTGGAGCCGGAGATGGAAAGGATCATCGAGGCCCACCGGGGAGTGCAGCACCTCCTCGCCCCCTTCGACAGATACAAGTCCGCCAAGGACTACCTCCACCACCTCAATGACAGCCTGAAGGCTCTTCATGGGAAGGACGGCAAGCCCATCGAGCCGAAGCTCTCCTCCAATTGGGCCCGCCACACCTGGGCCACCCTGTGCGCCGACATCGACATCCCCGACCCCACCATCACCCTCGGCATGGGCCATGCCACCGCCGGGCACAAGACCACGGCCATCTACATCAAGAGGGACATGTCAAAGGTGGACGAGGCCAACAGGAAGGTCATTGACTACCTCTGGGCGGATTGACAGCAGGGTGTCAAAAAGGGAGGCCGTCATTGGTCTCCCTTGAGTAATTCGTTGCAGAGCTCTCGGATCATGCCGTCCATCTCTGCCTGTATGTCGAAGCCTTCCTCCCGTGCCCGGTCCCACAGGGCTCTTGTCTCCGGCGAGACCCGGAAGGAGATGGTGACCTTCTTGTCCTTGATGGAGGGCCTCCCGGCTCCTGGGCGGATGCCTCCTCTTCCTGTTTTCTGTTCCATGGTGCAAAGTTAATCATCTTTGAGGACTACCACAAGGGCAGCATCCTCCGGATAGTTGAAGACCTTCTTGAAGAGGCGAAGGCAAGCCTGCGGGCAGTCGGCCCATCTCTTCTTGTTCATGTTCCGCAGATTGCAGATGCCCATGTCGGAAGGTGGCGAAGGCACTCCGGGGACATAGGTGCTGCCACTGAAGAAGAAGGGACATTGGCAGCACATGGAGGGAAGGTCGCTCGGATCCTTCCACTCCAATGTGATTCCGTTCAGTGTCATAGCTTCACGGGCCTCATGTCAATGAGATACTCAATGCGCTGCATGATGGGGTCGAAGATGTCGACACGGGCAAACTGTCTGCAGTAGTGAGTCTCCTCAGGGCAAGAGCGGACCACGACCGCCGGGCAATCCTTCCAATTGTACCCAGAGGGCATCATCCTCTTGGCCCAGGCCACGAGCTTGTCGAGCTCTCCCTTCAGGGTGTCCGTCTGCGCATAAATGCTGTGCTTCGGGATGAGGATAGTGTAGCCGGGGTCATCTCCCTTGGAGAAGTGATTGGTCTCAATGGCGAACTTGCTCCTCTTGAGCATTCTGCGGACATAGGTGGGGATGTAGAATCTTTTCATGGTATCTGGGTTTTGTGGGGCCCCGGAGGGCCCCGGTTGTCATTTAGTCTTCAGTCCAAGTCATCATCTTGCGGAGGAAGCTCTTCTCTTCCTGGGTGAAGTCGAAGTCCCCGGCATCCATCTTCTTGCGGAGTGTGGCCTTCATCAGCTCATCATACTTCCGGGTGATGTCCTCAACTTCGGAGCGGAGATTGACGATGTCCTTGCGGTAGGACTCGGTGTCGCGCTCGGCCTTCTCACGGAGGGCGGTCAGTTCGTTGCAGACCTGATTCTTCTTTTCGAGGCACTCATTGAAGCTCCTCTCCAGGGAGTAGATCTTGCTGACCATCCGGCGGGCATGCTCCAGGATCCTGCCGTTGGCAACATACATCTTGCAGTAGGTCTCCTTGTCATAAGGCTTGGCCATGTAGTCTTCATGGATCTCGTTGAAGATCTCGGAGGTGACGGTCATTCCGGTCAGGGTTTCAAATTCATTCTGTGTCATGGTGTCTTGTATTTAATTGTTCAACTTGTTTCCTAAATCCAAGGGCAAAGGTAAGGCGAATTTTTGATATATGCAAACTTTTTTCAAAGAAATTTACATTTTTTAGCAAATTTGCCTCAAAACACCATGCAAAAAGGCCCCACGCATCTCTGCGGAGGGCCGGGGCAAGTAGTAACGAGGCAAGAGGTTACAGGAATGTGAAGATCCAGATGATGAGGCCCCCGATGACGGTGGCCAAGAAGTCCTTCCAATCCCACTGCTTGGTGGTCCAGAAGTCGAAGAGCTCCTTGAGCACACCGATGACGATGGCCACAAGGATGCACCACTTTGCTGCTGCCGGGAAGAGGACGGCAAAGATGGCGGTGAACAGGAGGCCCATGATGAAGTGCAGGAGCTTGTCATAGGGCACCTTGTAGATGAGGGACACAATGGCGTTCCAAATCTTGCGGAGAAAATCTTTCATGGCTTTTTACTTTTTGCTTTTGATGTACAGGAATATGATCCAAAGAATGAGGGCGAGGACAAGGGCGATGAAGGTGATCCGGCCCAGATGGACGGCTGCGGTGTCATACCACTTCCAGGGCTTCTCCACCTCCACATAGACCGTCTCCTTCTCGGTGTCCTCCTTCTCGGTGAGCATCTCTCCGTTCTGGACATGCTCGGTCTCCTTGATGTGCTCGGTGACCGGGACATGCACCCCGATGGAGCCCTTCTTGTTGTCGAGGGTGTGGTGCAGGCCGAGGGAGTCCACCCAGGCATCGCTCTCGGCGAGAGAGGTCTCCAGGTGGGACGGGAGGAAGGAAGGGAGGATGCTTTGCGAGCCCTCCACGGGCAGGGGTGCAAGGACAAGGCTGTCCCGGATCCTGAGGGAGTCCCGGATGCGCAGGCTGTCTTTGTAGTTGATGACCGTGGAGTCCCGGTGGTGGGATTCCGTCCCCGTCTGAGGACGGCAGACCCCGCAGGCCATCACAAGGATGGCCACTGCGAGGAATGCGAGGATGCGCCTTACCATATAATCAGCTCCCCGCCGTTCTTGATGAGCCTGCCGTAGCGGATGCACGAGAGCCTCCGGAGCCATCCCCTGAGGAATTTGGCGTTGGCAGGACGGGACTTGACGATGCGGTTGAAGTAGGCTTCCCGCTCGGCCTTGATCCCCAGGAAGAATTCCTTGGGATCCTTGGCGTTGAGGGCTGCGAGGGTCTGGGGACCCACGATGCCATCCTGCTTCACGCCGAGCATCTTCTGGGGGATCTTGATGCCGTAGACACCGGAGCCCCACACCCAATCCACAAGGATGTTGGCGATGCTCTGGTCCTTGATCTGGTCGGCTTTCCATCTGTCCCAATACTTCTCCTTCATGATGGCGATGGCCTCCTCATCGGTGAGCTTCTTGAGGTCTTCGACCGTAGGCTCCGGGAGGCCCTTGGATTTTCTCCAGGACTTGAAGGATGCGATGGTGACTCCCTTGTTGGTTGCCCCGCCACGGTCGGCAGGGTCATTGACGAAGCCTCCTTCCCAAGAGAGAATGAAGGGGGCGAGGATGTTAATCTTGGCCATAATCTTCTAAGGGTTGAGGGTTATTCTTTTTGGCGAGCATGGCGAGGAGCTCCTTCACATCCTCCTTGGACAAGAGCTGCGACAGGAGCTTGATGGCCTCGGCCTGATTCTTCTTGGTCTTGGCATCGGCCTTCTCCCGCACGGACATGAATTCCACGATGAGGAGGAAGATGCCCACGAGCACGGTCACGACCGGGACGGAGGAGAGCAGGGAGATGCCGAGGAGATCGAAGATGTGGAGGAAGTGGATGAGCATGTCTACCATCACAGCGATGATGAGCCCGCCGTGGTAGCTGATGAACTTGGAGAGGGTCCGGCGCAGGGCCTCCGAGGTGCGCAGTTCACCGCGCTGCTTGGCTTTGTACAGGCCCGCGCCGAGGTCTACAATCATAGCCATCAGCACGGAGAGCATCACGAAGAGCCCGATGAGGAGCATCGTGTGGAATTCTTGGTAAATCAGATTTTCATTCATTTTCTTGGTCGTAGGGTGTAAGTTGGTAGTTGATCTTTCCTCCTTCTTCCCATACCACCACGAGATACTTCATCGAGAGGTAGGCCACCAAGGAGGAGTCAAGGTGGTCAGATTGCAAAATCATAGAAGGTGCCGTCTCGAATTTTTTGGAGAATGATGTTCCTCCGCTTGTAGCGGTTTTTGATGCACAGGACTTCAAAGTGGCCACGGATGTAGCAGTACTTGAAGACCTTCCTGTTGAGCTTTCCGAGGATCCTCCGCCGGGAGGCGTATTCGTTGCAGTGCTTGAGGAGCCCCAGATAGGAGTTCACTGAGTCCACACCCTTGTAGATCTGCTCCAGGCAGGTGGCCCGGTTGAGCTTCAGGACCGCAGCCATGAAGTTGTTCAGGGTCCGACCTTCCACATACACCCGGCCCGGCTTCACGATGGAGCCCGTGAAGGACACGCCTTTGGTGTAGTGCTGCAGGTAGAACTTCTTGGGATGCAGGGTCAGCTTGAGGGTGGCAAGGACTTCCCGGATCCTGGGGACGGTCCGAAGGAGCAGGTCCTTGTCTTGGCTCACCATGTAGGCCCTTTGGATTCCGAGCAGGCATCCGATGACAAGCTCCTGCATCTTGGCCCCAAAGCTGTATTTGTAGTCCCTGGGCAAGTTCGGGATGATGTCCAGAATCTCGTCCAGGAGCTTCGAGGTGGCAAGGTAGACCTTGGTGTCGGATGCTACGGTGATGCGTTTGTCCATTCTCTCGTGAGGCACAGACTGTGAAGGCTTTCGCCTTCACTGAGGATTAAGAATCAAGTATTAACTAATAAAGGAATGCTGAGACCGGGCGCACCCGATACCTGCCTGTGGACTTGTTGCCGGTGTTCTGATAACCATTGCTGAAGTTCAGATACCACGCAGTGTAGGCGGAGTGCTCGGTGGAGCTCCAATGGTAAGCCTCCGGGATCTGATCGGCTCCGGTGATGAGGCTCAGGGCGTAGTTGATTTTCTTCAGGTTGGCGAAGATCATAAAGAGCTCGCCGAGCGAAGGAAGCCACCACCGTCCTGCGGTCATGCCGTTGCCGTTGGCGTTCACTCGGCTGTAGGAGGCGCAGAATTTTGGAGCATAGGAGGTGCCATCGTTGGGGAAGGCATTCAGGATGGCCGTGGTGTTGGCCTTTCCTGCGAAGTCTTGCTGTGCAAGGAGTCGGTCGGAAGTGGTGTAAGCACCACCCGCAGCATTGGAGCTCGACCAATACAGACCCGCAGAATCGGCTTCAGTCGGGGCGATGAGAAGCTGCCGTCCACCTTCGGTGAGGAGGACTCCTTCTGCTATCTCTCCGGCATTCTGTTGGGCGGTCCACTGATCCGGCCTCCAGGCTCTCGGATAGTTGTCAGACTTCTGATGGCAGACGATGAAGATGCCGTCATACATCGCAGCCATGTTGCTGAGGCCAAGAGTGGCCAAGAGGTCGCTCTTGGAGATTTTCTTCCACAGACCGTTGGAGTCTGATAGCATCACATACTCGCTCCCGATGGTTGTTACCACCGGAAAGGATGTTGATTTTTTGGTTTGCTTTGCCATAATTACACTTATAAGTTAAACAAATGGGAATTACCAATCTCTTGGGTGCTTGTACATCAGCCAAGCCCCGTAGTATGTAGAACTGCCAACTGTACGAGTGAGCTCAGGGACCCAAATGAATTCGATGCTACAATTCGGCTGACTATTGTCGTAGCTGTCTGCTCCGTCAAGAGTGTCATTTCGGTCATAAATTATGCAGGGCTTTGTGCAACGATAATTTGACCCGTTTGGAGTATAGCAATAGCTCACTTTTATCTTTACTTTTCCTCCGAGCCATTTCATCTTAATCACATGGCCACTGTCGTACAGTTGCATAGTTGGAAGATAGATTGTGCAGTCATTAGTGTTGATGCAGACCACATGTCCGTCATATCTTGTCAGAGAGTAAGAGGTCTTGTCTGTTCCGACAATGGTATTTCGATAGGCCATACCGACCAATGCCCCTCCGTCCATCTGAATGGCCCTGTTTTCTCCCCCGTTTCTCGCAGACACCAACATTGCATAGTTTGTGCTCAGACCCCAAAAGCTATCCGCATCGTGGTTCTCAAATCGAGCAACAGCACGGGCTCCGCTCGAAGCGGGGAGAATGTTTCCTCCAATCCCGGCGAAGGCCCCCATGGAGTCATTGCGGAATACAATGTAAGCATCGTTAGTGAAAGGGTCGTTGGTAAGGCCGTTCCCTTGGATCTTGAATCCGGCGATAAGACCGCTTTCGATGTCCGCATTGCGAACAGTTATACCGTCAAAAGTTCCGGTCTTGCAAGTCACATTCCCGTTCTTGGCCTGGAAAAGAATGTTTCCGTTACCATCCTTCATGTCGATGGTCTCCACGCCAAGATTCTTGATCAGGGCATATTGGGCGAGAAGAAGGTTTGTGGCCACGAGAGCAATCCTATCACCAAGCTGCCACAGATGTTGGCTCTCCGAGGTAGAGCTCCCCGGATAGTTGGTGGCGGTCTTGGTGTGGCTTGTCTTGCAAATGTAGTACTGATCATTGTACATCACCACATCCAAGAATGCCTCACCCTCAGCACCCTGCTTGAAAGCGAAGCCCACTGCACAGTCGGACCACGCCTGGGGACCTCGGAGAACAGCTCCCTGTTCCCCTTTGTCCCCCTGCGGTCCTTTCCGCAAAAAGCGGATGTTGCGTGTGCACATGACTCCCATGGCTACACCCCCACTGCAAAGATGTCGATGCTGATGTCACCACCCCCGGCGAGGCACTGTGCTCTCGTCACGGTGCAGGAGGCTGCAGGTGTGGTGCGCTCGGAAGACGGGTTGAGGTACACGCCATTGACATCCTTCACCACGAAGGTGAAGAGCGATTGGATCGCCTGGGTGGTCGTGCCCCTCTTCACCACCTTCGGAGTGTAGGTGATGGAGCCGTTGCCCGTGGTGTCCTCGGTGATGGTCTCATCCTCCGGAGACGGGCAAGGGTCGATGTCGTAAGGGTCCGAGGCATCCATGACACCCTGGATGTCCTTGCCGAGCTCCGCACCGCTTTGGCTCACCGTCACTCTGAACTGCCCGAAGGTGTCGATGTCGGTGTCGGCCACGGTGATCTCCTGGGTCGTGGCTGCGAGGGCCACCCATCCGGTGGAGGTCAGCTTCTCCCATACATAGGACAGGGCGTTGGTCACAAGGTTGCCGGAGAGGTAAGTCAGGGCCTTGAGCTTGCAGCTCCCACCCTTCTCCGTGATGATGAAGTTCTTGGTGTCTCCTGCAGCGATGGTCACCTTGTAGGCACTGCCCGTGCTCTGCGAGATGGGAATGCTGTAGGAAGCCTCGATGGAGTCGGACTGTGTGCCGTAGCTCACCGCAGCCACCATGCGGATGTTGACCGGAGCGAAGCCGAAGGGAACCACGAGATTCTTGACGATCTGGATGCCATAGTAGAGCTGATTGCCCGAAGGGGAGATCTTCTTGAAGTGCCCGGTCTCTCCGCCGAAGACATTGGTGGAGGTGTCCCCGCTCCAGGTCAGCTTGGTGCTGCCGACATAGAAGTCGATGCTGTCCGGAGTGGTCACGCCTTCCGCCGTCCGGGAGGACATGCACACGAAGTAGAGAATGGGCTTCACGGAGGTGAAGTCCGGGAAGATGTTGGTCACCTCGGCAGTCGAGCCTTCCCACATCTGATAGAGGTCACCGGACGGAGAGCTGATGACCGCAGTGTAGGTCCCGGCCTTGGAGATGAACTTGATTGTGCGGGATGCAGAAGCGACACTCATGGCTTAGTCCTCCTCATTGTTTTCTGGGTCGGGGTCAGATTCTTCGGCAGGGGCCTCAGATTCGGCCTCTGCGGGGCTTTCACCCTCCGGGGCTTCCGTTCCCTCACCTTCATTCTCCGGCTCGTTTTCCGGGGCGTTTTCGGGCACCTCAGGAGTCTCGATGACGAAGCGGGGGTCGGTGGCTACAGGGAGCGGGCGGAGGACCTCACCGTCCTGCTCCTGACGGGCCTCGTGGGAGGACAGAGCGATGGCACCGATCTGCTCCAGGATCTCAGGGAGCTGAGTGAGGGACCCGAATTCCAGGATGTCGGACTGCCACAGGATGTAGTTCGTGTCCCGGAGCTGATTCCGGGATTCCTTCAGGTGGAGATATTCGACCACCTTGGGATTGGCTTTGATGTATCGTACCATGGTAGTATTGGGTTTTAATTATTGCACAAGGATGAGGGAGCCGTCAGAGTCCTCGACAAGTTTGCCGTCACTGTCCTCCAGGGCTCCGATGGGTCCGGCATCCACGACATCGAGGCCGAGGACCATACCGAGCTCAGAGACGATCTTGGAGGTGGGAAGGATGGGGCTCACGCCGTGGCCGATTTGGGTGTAGGTCAGAGAGCCGGATGCCTGATTCGTGGCACCCTTCCAGATGAGGTGCACCTCACGGTCCGGATTCTCGATGATGCCCTTGGTGTCCCGGAGGACCGCCGTGGGGTTGAGGTACAGGCTTCCCGGAGGAATGTTCAGAGGCACACCCGTGAAGTCATCCTCATAGTCCGGGATGCGCCGGGCGAGGGAGATGCAGCGCACCGGAGAGGTGGCGGTGGGAGACATCGAGGAGGCTGCACCGTCCTTGTTGTACAAGGCCACGCACTTGATCTCGGTGTCGCTGCCCATGAGCCTGCGGTTGATGGTCAGGCACTTGTCGCAGGTGCCGGAAACGGCCATGTCATAGTCCTCGGTGTCATCGCTGCCAACCTCCGTGAAGGTGTCGTTGCTGCGCTTCTTGAGCCACACGAATTTGAGGTGGGTGTCATAGGCCACAAGGGGCTTCCCGATGCGCAGGCCTGCCGTGATGGTGATGGAGTCCGGGTCACTGTAGGGATCCCACACCGATTGGTCATCAATGTCCACCTCAACTTCCGGAACCACCTCCGTGGAGTTGTCGCAGACGATGAGGAAGCTCTCCATGATGTGGTGCACCTGATTGAGACGGGTGTCCAAGTAGTCGGCCTCCACCTTAATGGTGATGGGGTGCAGAGGAGCGATGTTCTTGCTCACAAGGATGGAGCCCGCATTGTTGCCGGAGGTCGTGATGCTGTAGCCGGAGGTGCCCGCCGTGATGAGGGTGGCCACTCCGTCCAGGATCTGGGTGAAGGTCACATTGGTGAGGAGGTTGTTGATCTCACCGTGAGGAAGGACCTCGTCCTTGTCCTGCCTGGAGACGGAGAGCCGGAGCTGCAGGGGTGTGAGGGAGAGGTCCGGGATGTAGCCGTCCGTGTTCCCGTCATAGGTCTGCCGACCGGGGACGGAGCCCACCACCCCGAAGGAGGTGATGATGCGCAGGGGCTTGAAGTTGAAGTCAAATCTCTTTGTTCTCATGGCTCAATTGTTAGCTGTATTCAAAAGCTGCCTGTGCCGACATGCCGTCCCGGAGGGTTGCCGTTGCGATGAAGCGGAGGACCTTCGGAAGAGCGACCCCATCGAAGTCAATGTCTTCCTGGGTGAGAGTGAGAGACTTTCCCGATCCGGCCCGGCGAGCTGCCCAGACATTGTCCGAAGCCGTGCGGGGATTCCCCTGTGCATCCTCTGAATACCTTGTCCACTGCACATCGGCAGCAAGTATGTCCGCAGTCACATCTTGGTTGTGAATCCTTCCCGTGACCGACAGGACAGTGCCGAAGTTATCAAAGTCGAAGGAGTCTCCACGGCTTGACTCCAGGTCAATCGTGAAGTCCGGATTGCCCTCCACCATGGCCCACTGAGTGGAATTCCATCTGGGGGTGTCCGTTGCTCCCTCTATTAAACACCGCCATTTGCATCCGAGGTACCATACATCGGAAGTCTCGAAGACTCCGGTGAGGGAGTTCACATGCTCGCAGTGGTAGGGCTCGGTGGGATTGGCCACCCAATTTCCCCGGTCCACATACTCCACAAGGGCGTGTCCCTGATAGTCCATCCGGAGGATGTCCTGGACCACGATGCCCCTCATGTACGCATAGTCCTGCCCCGGTTGGATAGGCAGGCCGGAGTTGACGATGAAGTCCGGCATCTCGCCGATGACGAAGCCATAGTTGGTCTGATCAATGATGGGCTTGGTCACATGGGAGAGCTTCACGATCCTGCCCTCCGTGGTGGAGAGGTAGATGCAGGACTGCCGGGTCGTGTCGGTTGCATTGCCCCACCGGGCGATCTTCATCATGGCGGTGGGGAGATAGTTCTGACCACCGGGGACCTGATTGTCAGGATAAGGAAGGACCTCGATGGTGTTGTTGGTCGTGTTCACGGAGAGCACCCGCATCCACGCCGTGTAGTACTTGCCGGAATTGAGGACGGTCTCGCCGTGGCCCGCTGTCAGGGTGTTGAGGATGCCCTTGAGGACATTGCCCTGCGCCTGGGCGGTGAAGTAGCCGTCCCACTTCTCTTGGAGGTGGAGCCTGTAGGTGCCGTCCCCCAGGTCCTCCACGGATTCAATCATGTCGGACTCGGTGAGGAGTTGGTCACCCTCGATGGCGGACAGACGGTTGACGATGAGCTCCATCACCTCCATGAAGGAGCGGACCTTGATGGATTCGACCTCGGCATTGCCGTTGGCATCAATGGCAGCCCCGGTGCCGTTCCAGAGTCCCTGGATGTAGTTGCCCACCTGGACACCTCCACGGAGGAGGGCAAGGCCCTGGGCAGTCAGCCCAGCATTGAAGTACGCCTGGGCGATGGCCGTCAGACCGTCATTGAAGGTGATGTGTCCGGCTGCGACATCATCAGCCACTTTGGAGAGGAAGCGGTTGTTGACCGGGCTGTCCGGGTCGAGGTCGTGGGCCATATCCGCATGCCCGGCCTTGACCTTCACATCCACATAGATGACCTCTCCGGTGGTCTCGTCCTCAATCGGGAGTGTGAGGTAGAGGTAGCCGTCCGGGTCAGTGGTGATCTGGTTGAGGTAGGCAAGATTGTCATGGGTGTGGCCGTCTCCGGAGCCGGAGCCTCCGCCACCCGTATTGGCCACGACCACGGTGTTCGAGAGGTTTCCTCCCGTCACACCGCCGAGCTTCCGCAGGCGTTCAGATCTGGGCCGTGCGGTGCGGTTGATTGTCCCTTTGATGTAGTGCTTGTCCATTGCTATCCTTCTCCATCATATTCGTCCGGGCGGATCTCCACAAAGACCGCTTCGGTCGTGTCTTCAATTATGTCCTGGACCTGCCCTTTGATGAGGAAGAGCTTCCCGGATTCCTGGGCCTCGTCATAGAAGGTGCCCAGATGACCGAAAGGAATCTCGGCCTCACCGGAGAGGACGGTCCGTCTGTCAGCGAATTGAGAGTACAGGGTGCCGATGAGCAGATGCTCCGGGCAGTCCGTCCGGCCTGCTCTCACCAATTCGGTGATGGGCTCCCCGTTGGTGTCGAGGAGGTTGCCCTTGGCAGAAGGGCAGACCACCGGGGTGGTCCCGCAAATGGTCTCAAGCTCCAGGGCCTCCTTCGCGTTCTCGTTGGCCACGCCGGAGTACTCCACATCGTCAGTCTCGGCCTTGTCATAGGTGAGGGTCCTGCGGACCACGGAGACCTCCGGGACCTTGTAGAGCTGCCACCGGAGCTTGGCGTATTTGTCATTGTACAAGGTATTGGAGACATCGTCCGAATACCTCTCCGTGTCATCGAAGATCCACACGCCGTTGTAGACGGCCACCTCCAGATAACCTCCCACCGGAGGATAAGGGATGAATTGACCGTCCGGGATCTTCTTCATGGAGTCGAACATGTAGAAGTCCTTGGTGCTGCCATCGGAGCCCTCATAATGCCACACCCTCTTCTTCTCCTTCCGGCCCGTGGTCCAAGGCTTTCCGAAGCACTGATGGTTGGCCTTCCATCCGCCGAGCCCGGTGTCCGTCAGCATGTCATCCGGGTTGTAGTAGGCAAGGAAGGCATCCCCCCAGGAGCCTGCTCCGGCCACCCAGGAGCCGAGGGTCGCACGGACGGAGTCATCCGGATGACCTTTGAGGACGAGCTGCCTGTTGGAATAGTGGTACAGGGCCACACCCTGCTCGCTGTAGAGAGTGATGACCACAGGGACGAAGGCCATGGAAGCATAGCTCTTGAAGGTGTCGAAGTTGCTCCCCTCGTTGCCCTCTTCTGAAGCATCCTCAAATGGATTGTAGCGGGGATCCACGAGAATCTCCTCCCGGATGCGGAGGTAGAACTTGGAAGCATCGTCAGCACTCAGCTTCGGAATGTACGCCTTATTGGTGCGGAAAGCAAGCTCCGTGTTGAGGTTGGTCATGTGCCTCGTGGGGTTGATGCCGATGACATGGGTCCATCCGGAGGTCAGAGGGCCATGGCCCTGAGAGCGGAATCCTCCGATGACACCCTCCGACTCCTGCCCTCCGAGGTTGGGATAGATCTTGAAGTAGCGGTTGGAGCTTCCGATGGAGGAGATGCCCTTCACCTTCGGGTTGTAGTAGGGAGCCCGGAAGATGGTGAAGCCCACGAGATTGTAGTCCCACGCATAGCCCTGACGGTGGGCAGGGTCATAGTCGATATAGTAGGAATAGCACTCCGGACCGCTCTGAGGAGGGTCGTTGGTGATGTTGGTGTACTCCGGGCCACACGGCTCGTCATATTGGAGCTTGCCGTCCAGGAGCTCCGCAGAGCTGTAAGGCGAGAAGGTGATCTTGATGTTGTTGAAAACATTGTCAACACCCATCGTCTGCCCGGTGCCATTCCAATTGATCTTCTTCTGATAGCCGGAGCCGAGAGCACGGAGGGCGTTGATGTCATATACCCAGACACCACCCTGATGCTGCACCATGCGGAGGGCAAGAGGCTGCAGGATGCCCTCGACCACCTTGTAGTAGTCCATGGCCTCACCATCCTCATCGAAGAAGTTCTCGGAGGCAATCTGCAAGTCGTACAGGGTGAGCATGCTGTTGGAGCCGACCTTCTTGGTGGAGATGTGAGTCCCCACCCCGGCACCTGCAATCCGGCTGCGGTCCAAGGCGGAGGCCAAGACCCATGCCAAAGTGTTTCGTCCGGAAAGGTCGTAAGGGATGCGCTTCAGGATGCCGAAGTCCGAGAAGGTGAGCTCCACATCATAGTTGGCACCACGGTCATAGGGCTCCTCATAGAATTCGGGGTCCAGGCACCCGGACCAATAAAGGGTCTTCTGGGCTCCCCCGGCTGCGGGGACATACCTGTACACATCGAGCCGGATCTGACCGGGCTTGATGGTGTAGAGGTCGGCATAGGTCCGGTCCCCCGGAGACTCGATGGTCAGGACAGCCTTGGACGGGCAGATGACTTCCTCCAGGGACTTCTCCTCCCACTCGATGGTAAGAGGCTCATCAGACGGGAAGGTCAACTCCCCGACCGGGAGGACCTGATCGGATTCCTGGAGTATTTCGCACCGCCAATGGACACCTTTCCTGGAGAGGAAGTCCCCGGCATATCTGAGGGTCATGCTCATCGCCTATTCCTGTTTTGCTCGTCCTCAAGGATGCCTTCCAAGTAGCGACCCTTGATTTTGAATTTGACTACCTTCGGAGCTCCATTATCGCTCCCTATAATACCGCGCAATTTATCAAGTGGTGCCACCACCTCCGGGTTGTTGGAGGCTCCGGCATACTCACCGAAGAGACCGAGGGTCGGGCCGTAGGCGATACCACCGGAGGCAAACTTCGGGATGGACATGATGGCTGCGATGACGGAGGCCAAGGCAGCGATGGCGAGGATCGGGCCGACATACGGGATGGAGGCCATGGCGGAAGCTGCTCCGGATCCTGCTGCTGCGGTGTTGGCCGTGGCGAGGCCAAACTGCGAAGCGGTGAGGGCCGTGTTGGTGGCCATCTTCTGGGCTCCGGCTGCGACCTCGGCCTGCGCCTCTGCGGTCACTGCAGCACTCTCCGCAGCCTTGGCAGCGGTGTGCGCCTGGGTGACCGTGGTGAACATCTCGATGATGCCGATGATGGCCCTCAGGGACTCATACAGGGAGATGAATCCGTCAATGACGGCAGACAGCTTCTCCCATGCCGTCCCGTCCCCCTGAAGGGTTTCGGTGAGGTTGGTGATGGTGTCATTCATCCCCTTGATGGCTCCCCATCCATCCTTCACGGTGTCAAAGGAGTTGGCCATCTTCTTTTGCCAAGAGGAGTAGACCCCGATGAGCTGCTCGATGTCCTTGCGCTGTCCGGCTGTGACCGGGTGGTCCAGGTCATTGAGCATGGCGAGAAGCTCCTTGATGCGGGAGCGGACACCCTCGAAGCCGATGGCCTTGATCTCAAGGACGGCCTGCCCGCCGGAGAGCTTCCCGACATTGGCCTGCTCGTCCTGCATGGTGGTGATGCGAGAGCCACGGAGCATGGCATCCCGCTTCTTCTCCAGGGCTGCAATGACCTTCTGGGTGTTGTAGATCTCCTCGGCAGTCTGCTTCTTCTGGAGGGCCTGATAGTAGGAGATGGCATCGTCCAGATCCTTGATGGTGTTGAGGGTGCCAATCTCGCCGGGCTTCTTCATGGTGGCGAGGACGGCATCCCACGACTCCTTCAGCTTGTTGAGGGCGTTGATCTGGACTTGGATGTCCTTCCGCTCCGTCTCGGTGGCGGTGTCCATCAGGGCGTTGTAGTAGGCAAGCTCATCGTTGAGCTGCTTGTAGGTCTTGATCTCGGAGATGGGCACAGGCACATGGGCCTTGCGCTCCATTGCCGTGCGGAGGTCTTCCAGGGCCTTGATCTCGGCATCAATCCCGGCGAGGTTTTCCGCCGTTGCAATCTGCCTCCGGGCCCTCTGATAATTGAGCTCCTTGTCGATGTCCTCGAAGGTCTTCAGGGAGAGAGGTCGCTCGGCCTCCTTGAGCACGAGACCGATCTCGTCCTTCATGGCCTCCCATGCTGCAATCTTCTCCCGGATCTGCTTCTGCTCCTCGGTGTTCTCCCCGGTCAGCTTCTTCTTGTAGAGCTCGATGTTGGTGGACAGCTCCTCATAGGTCTTGGGGTTGGCCACGACCTCCTTCTTGTGGCCCTTGCCGGAAGACTTCTCCAAGCCGTAGATCTTGTCCAGATATTTCTTCCGGGCGTTGAGCTGCGCATTCTGGGCCACGAGAGCCTTGCGCTCTGCCTCCTGGGTGGGCTTGAGTCCCTTCAGGGCCTTCTCGTTTCGGTCGATGGCATCGGAGATCTCCTGATAGGTCATCTCCATGATGTTGAGGTCGGAGACCACGGAAGCGGAGGCGGAGCCTGCAGCCTTCAGTTGGTTGGCATATTCCTGGATGTGGGTGTTGGCGATGTCCATCATCTTGTTGGCATCGTCAATCACACCCTGCAGGCGTTCATTCTCTTCCCGGAGGGCCTTGTAGCCGGAGGTCTCGACCTCACCCACAGCCACCATCTGAGGACCACTCACCTGAGAGCCACCCACACTCCGGTAGGCCATGGTCTTGTCCTCTCCCTCCCGCTCCATCTCCTTCATCTTGTCCCGATTCATGTCCATCTGAATCTGGGCCTCGGCTACCTTGTCGGCGAGCTTGCGGGCCTGGGCCTCATAGCCGAGCTGCTTGCAGTAGATCTGGGACTTCTGGGTGAGGGTGTCGTACCAATCGGCTGCGGTCTTGTGGGTGCCGAAGATCTCGCCGTACTCATCATTGAGACGGGCCACGGCTGCAGTGGTGTCCTCGTTGGAGTCCATCAGCTTCTTGAGGGCCTTGGCCTCATCGTCAATCTTGACCTTGGCCTGGGCTGCAGCATCCTTGAAGGCTTCGACTGCATCCTCAAGTTCGTTGACCGACTCGGCAGTGTCCTCAGACTTCCCGGCAATGGCGGAAATTATGGCCGTAAGAGCCACGAGAGCGATGCCGACACCCGTTGCTATCAGGAGACCTTGCATCGCAATTCTGAAGGCGATTGTGGCCCTTGTAGCCTGATTCGTGGTGGTCCTGTACAGACGGAGCATGGCGGTGTCATGCCCGGTCGCTGCAGCATTGGCCACATGGTCAGCCACGGAGAGCATCAGCTTCTTGTTGAAGGCGGAGATGGCAGTGCCCGCAGCCTTGAAGGACTTGACCATCGTGGCACCATTGGCCACCACCATGGTCATGTTGGCTGCGAGGGCCACATAGGGAGCTGCACCTCCGGCCACCTTGGTGACAAGGTCGGAGAAGGCTGCAAGCTGATTCTTGAGCATCTGGGCGTGAGCCTCCCCGGTCTTGGTCATCTCATCGAAGGCTGCATCCATGGTGCCCGCAGAGTTGACCATCTCGCCAATGTTCTCGGTGAACTTCTGCGACTGCTCCCCGGTGAGGGAAGTCAGGAGGCGCAGAGCACGGGCCGAGCCGAAGAGGTTGCCGTAGATGGTCTCCTTGAGCTCCCCGGTCTTGGCGGAGTACTCAGCGATGCTTTGGTCCAGGGCCTTGAGGAAGTTGTCCAGGCCCCCGGCCTCCTTGATGGCTGCAGCATCGAATTTGACACCCATCGCCTCGGCTGCTTTGGCTGCTTCAGTGGAGGGCTTAATGAGAGCCTTGAGGACGGCTGCAAGCTGAGTGGAGACCTCCGCCGTGTTTCCGGTCACACCCGTGGCCGTGGCGAAGACGGCCAAGAGCTCCTCCATGGTCACGCCGAGCTGTGCTGCCGAGCCTGCCACGGACGGGAGGGCCTGACCGAGCTCGGAGAAGTTGGTCACGCCATTCTTCGCAGTGAGCTGAATCTTGTCCTGGATCTCCAGGGCATCCTCCCACGCGAGGCCATAGTTCTTGATGATGGTGGAGGTGACGGTGACCACCGTCTGGAGATCTGCAAGGCCACCCACGGCAGACTTGGCGGACTGCTCCAGGAAGGTGAGCCAATTGTCCTCCGGCACACCATTGGAGATGACCTGATAGAGACCATGGGCGAGCTCCTCACGGGCAAGAGGGATGGTCTTCGACAGGTCGGCCACCTTGTCCTTCATGTCATCGAATTCCTTCCCACTCTTGCCTGCAAGGGTGTTCACTTCCCGCATGGCCTTGCCGAAGGACTCGCCCTGGGCAATCATGCTCTGGAAGGCGTTGTTAAGCCCGGCCACGGCCTGAGAGGTGGCTTGGATAGCCTGGACCGAGGCGGACCAATTGATGAGGGAGGCTTTGAGCTTGTCGGACTCCACGATGGTGGACTGCATCACTTTGCGCAGCCCGTCAGCATCCTTGGAGAGCACCTGAAAGGTCTTGTCCTCACCATTGACCTTGAAGGTGATGGAGATGGTGGAATTGCCTGCCATGTTTACTTCTTCTTATTGAGGTGAGCGATGAGCTCTTCAAATCTTTTTCTTGTGCTCCGAGGGGCTTCCTCGGACTTCAAACCGCCACGAGATCTTCCGTCCCAAGGGAAGCGAAGAATCTTCTTGGCTTCAATCTTTTTCTTACTGAAAGACTGCACGATGAGGGTGGCATGTGTTCTGATGCGCTCCCAATCATCGTGCAGTCTCTCTTCCTCTTTCTGCAGATAGAGCCGATGGATGGCCCGGAATTCATCCGGGGTGATGGACTCGAAGTCGATGAAGGACATCCCCATGCAGCCCATGGCTACACCGAGGAGATCCTCAATCGGAGTCACTTTTTTTTTCCTTCCCCGTCCTCTTCTGCACCTTCCTCAACTTCACTCTGGATAGCTGCGGACATGGTGGTCATGTCCTCGGTGGAGATACCATCGCAGAAGTCCTCCAGGGTGAGGTTGAATTCCTTGCGCTCCGCATTGCAGGCCGATGCGACACAGCAATACAGAAGCACGGCAAGATCGGAGATGCTGCCATCCTTGATCTCGGAGACCTCTTTGCCTGTTTCCCGTTTGAAGCGGAGCATCGCTCCCATGCTCATACGGCAGGGATACGATGCTTCGCCAATCTTAACGGTTACCTGTTTTGCCTTGGACATAAGTCTTCAGTCTTACTGTTGCTGACCGTTTCCAGACTGAGCCACAGGGAGAGTCTCCCCGGTGATGGCTTCTTCGTCCAGGTCGACTTCGCCATCGTTCTCCAGGGTGATGGAGTAGGTCGCATCGTCACCCGCAGGGTCGGTGCGCTCCAGGGAGGCGATCACGAAGTTTCCTTCGAGGTACGGGTCGGATTCACCGCGCTCCATGCACTTGACCGCCACGGACTGACCTGCCTTCCACTTGGAGAGGACGGTCTTGTACCCGCTTTCGGTTTCCTCATAGAACACGAGACCCTCGGCAGAGATGCTGACGGAGAGACCCGTCACGCCTTTGTTCTTCCAGAGGCCGGAGCCGACTGCCTCAGAAGCCACGGGCTTCACGGCACGGTCCTTGGTCTCCGAATTCAGAGTGGTGGTGTGGGTGGTGCAATGACCCACCGCTTTGCCACCAACATAGAGCAGCATGTCGCTGCCATTGCAATATCCTGTCTTCGGCATAGTTGTATGTGTTTTTAAGAGTTGTTGACCTTGACCGTGAAGATGAGGCTCTGAATGTAGGCATCGTCCTGCCACCCCTCCTCGGCATCTGTCATCTGAATGGACCGGGCCACAAGGCTCTGCCCGCTCTCCGCATCGTCATAGCGATACTGCACCCCGTCTGCAGCCTTCCGGACGGCCTCAGCCATCAGGATGCTTTGCTCGTAGGTAGCAGCATAGCAGAGGACCTCGACCGTGGTAGTGTCAGCCCCCGAAAGGTTTTTCACTCCCCGGTCATCGTTGGCACCCCGGCGATAGCAGATATAGGGCAGCTTTGCCCCGGCCTCACTGATGACCGGGAAGACCTTGTTGGCCACCGCCATGACCCCCTCGTCCGTAGACAGGAGGTCTTTGATCAGGAGACCGACACTCAAGGATGTCATGTTAGACTGCGCAGCCATACTTCTTTGCGACTTTCACGGTGTACTTGATAAGCGATTGTTGAATGTTCTCAGTGAGGGAGGAAGCCGTCTGCTCCTTGGCCTTGACCATGAAGGCATATCGCCTCATCCGGCCACGATAGGCACCATTGTAAGCATAGTGCTTCCGGAAGCCCCTTTCCGTCTTGTGGGAGACCCGCTCGCCCTTTGTCCGGCGAGGGACGGTGCCATCCTCGGCCCAGATCAGGACCGGGCGGATGGAATAGCGGTTTGGATTCTTGCGCACCTGTCGGTTTGCATAGAAGCCATGAACACCCTGCCATCCGTGGCGGTCCTTCGTGCGCCTCATGGTGGTGCCTACCGTCACCCGAAAGCCAAGGGTCTGCTTGAAGATAATCGAGCGGACACCTTTTTCCAGGACCTCATTGGAGTTCATCTCTGCCCGGAGGTTGTTGATTGCAGCCTTCCGGAAGGTGTTGGCCAATGTTCGGAAGCCACCCCGGAGGACCTTGGTGCGTTGCTTGGGGTCCATCTCGGCGAAGAGCTTCCGCAGAGCCTGGTCATCGTACTCGATGCTTCGGGTGTTGGAGCGGGCCATCAGTCATTCACTTTGTCGCAGATGAGCCTCTTCAGGCCCTTCACACGGTTGGGTGCGACTGCGGTCACATTGTACAGCTCACCATTGTAGCGGATGCGCCATTTTGCCTCCACCGGGTGAGCTATCCGGACGATGACCTCAATGTGGCCATCAGGGAAGAGTTCGGATGCCTGCTCGTATGTGCCACCTGACTTCCACTGTACCTCGGCATGGACCGTCTTGAGGTCGGTGAATTCCACGACCTCAGAGCCGAATCTGTCTTCGGTGGAAGTGGGCTGCAGGAGCACCACGCGCTCGGTCATCCTCCCCGCAATCATTCCGGATCCTCCACGAGTTTACGGAAGGGTTTCACCAAAGCAGCCATTGAATCCGGCACTTCGTGCATCTGGGCAGAGGCGACAGACTCGCGCTGATTGTACCAATGAGCTGCGAGCATGAGCACTGCCTGATTGAGCATGTTGGGAAGATGCTCTCCTCCGGCGATGGCCTGTAGCTCCTGCTCGGTCCGGTTGGTGGCCTTGATCACGGCCTCCTTCGCGGTGTCGAGAAGGTGCTGCAGGTAGGTGTCATCGTCATTGAAGTCATCAGCCCGCACATGCTTCTTCAGAAGTGTCAGATTCAATTCTGCCATGGCTAACCACTTAAAACATTAACAAAGAGCTTTAGCTGTTGGACACTGCAGCCACCTGTCCGAGAGAGAAGGCTTCCGGACGGAGGGTCTTGGTGCCATAGTTGGCGTTGAGGACGAAGTCCACAGCATTCTTGCGGGCCTGGGAGTAGGGATCCACAATGAAGGAGATCTGACCGAAGAGGCCCATCGGCTGATAACGCCAATCACCCAGACCGATGTTCTCGGTGAGGATGGTCACCTTGGCGATGTCGTTGGCGGACACATCGGCTGCAGGGATGGTGGCGAGGGCGTTGGCTGCGGAGTCACCGGAGACTTCGAAGTCGGGATCACCCGCAGGGGCGGAATCCTGCTTGGTCCAGGTCACGACACCTTCGCTTACGGAAGCCTTGTGGTACTCCACGGCCTTGTTGCGGATGTAGTTCGAGGTGAACACGGGCAGACCGCACAGCATGTCGTTCTCGATCATCGGCTTGAAGATGCCGTTGGAGTTGATGGGGGTGCCTTCGAGAATGGCCTTCTCGGACTTGGTCATCACCCAACACAGGGCAGAGCCGTCCACACCGCTCTCCAGGACCTTGGCCTTCATGAGATTGAGCTCCTGGAAGGTCGGGGTGGAGGACAGGGTGACAGGGGTCTTGCCGTAGAAGGGACCCACCAGAGAAGTGGCGTTGGCCACCTTGGTGGTGCTGAACAGGATCTTGTTCAGGAGCATGTAGACGGCCTGAGGCATGAGCTTGCGCACGATGGTCTCGATGATGCCGTTGGTCTGGTTGATGGTCTCGCGGGTCACAGGGATGGCGATACCAATGCGCTGAGGAGAAGCGGTGAGCTTGTCCATGGTGATCGGGGTGTCGGACAGAGCCACACCTTCTCCCACGATGGAGGCTTCCACGGCCTCATACACAGGCCACACATAGTCTCCGGCGAGGCCCGTAGGCAGAGGGAGACCGACTTTGTCGAGGATGAGACCTTCCACGAGAGGGTCAAGGATGTCCTTGACATTCAGGGGGACGATGGCTCCGGCCTCGGCATCGCTGACCATGACAAGGTCACGGACGAGACGGATCTCCGTCTGACGGCCTGCAGCGACATTCTCACGGATGATCTTGTCGGCATCGACCTTCGCATCGTTGACCTTGGCGTAGTCGGCGGTCAGGGACCGCATCCTCATCTCAAGGAGCTGATTCTCGCGCATCAATGCGTTGTACTCTTTGGTCTCCGCATCGTTGCGCTCGCGCTGCTCCTTCTCGCACGCATCGGCGATTTCGGCGATGCGGTCGCAGTTTGCCTGATACTTGTCAAGCAGGCTGCGCATGTTCAAAGTGTTCTTTTTCATTGAGCGAACAGTTTTGGATTGATGGTTAAAAACTAATGACACGAGAAGCAGCTTGGCGCATTTCTGACACCTGCTCCCGGTATTTTTCGTCCTGGACGGTCTGCTCAGGCTCGCCGTCCTTCTTGAGTTCAGTCACAAACTCACGGGCCTCGACCGAGGTGTCCGGATAGGCCGGATCTGCAGCGAGGGTGAAGTCATAGACTCCCGTGACGGCCTTCACCCTGTAGATGATGGTGGTATAGCCGTTGACGGTCTTGGCAGACCGCTCGACACAGGCATCGTCATAGTAGCGGGTGGTGAACATAAAGGAGCATCCGGAGATGTCCCCTCTCTTCACGAGCTCCAGAGCCTTGTCACCGTCCACCGTGTTGGGGGCCTCAAACTCGAAGGCCACACCCTTCTCGTCCACGGTGTAGGAGAGGGTCCCCTGACCGTTGCGGGAGCGGGCAAGGATGAGCTGACGGTCATGGAACATCGTCATCTTGATGTCACATCCGTCCAGGACATCCTTGGTGATGGCCTCCGGAGCGATGACCTCACGGGCCTCACCGTCTTCGTCCTGCCACAGAGGTGCGGAAGGAGTGTCGAAGAGGATGGCGTAGCCCACGATGGTGCGGGACTGCTCGCCCTCCCCGGCCTCACGCACATGGAGGTCGGTGACGGTCAGCATCGTCCGCTTGACGATCTGGGTCTTGTTAATCGTCTTCTTCATCGTTATCGTCTTTTTTAGAGTTGGCAAGTGCAGGCTCGGAAGGCTTGGGTGCCTGGGCCGGAGCCTGCGGGTTTAGGAGTTCGTCAAGGCTCTTCAGATTGGCAGACACAAGCACCCGGTCTCCATCCTTGACGGCAGGCATGTTCTCGTATCTGCGCCAATCGTTGATGGTGTAGATGCCGGATGCGATGGTCTTGGTCTGATAGTCAGCTTTGCTCGAAAGGTCGGAGGCATAGAGCTCACGCCTGTCGAATTGGAACTTGTATTTGTGAGCGATGGCCGGGCTGATGAGTTTCCCCAGGAGCTCCGTCTCAATCTTCGTCAGGAAGGGATTGATGGTCTGCGAGAGGAAGGAGACATTGGCCATCTCCGCGCTCTTGTAGTTGTTGGAGGTGTCATCGAACACGAAGGTCGGTGGCACACCGAAGAATCGGCAGATCTCGCGGACAGAGAACTTCCGGCTGTTGAGGAATTCCATGTCCACGGAGGAAAGGGAGAGAGGGCTGAATTGGGCCTGACCCGGCAGGCTCACGATGCGCTCCCCGTTCTGGAAGCGGGAGTCCAGGTCCTTGGCAGTCTTCTGCAGCTCGGTGTCCTGATACTCCCCGAATCCACGGACGGAGGTGTCATTGCTGACGATGCCCCGGACATTGCCCCCGTTGGCAAAGCGGTTGAGGGTTTCCTTGTCCCCGGTCGCAGCAATGTTCATCGTCTGGGCAGCGAAGGACAGGGTGCTGATGCCCGTCACGCCGTCCAGGGTGAGATTCATCAGATGGATGACCTCATTCTCCTCGAAGTCCCCGGCAAGGCCCTGCTCCGGATCGCAAATGTGATAGAGCCCATTGATGGGGTCGTGGCTCACGGTGCCCTTGTTGCACAGGATAAGCATCTCCGGCTCGCCGAAGTTCACGATGGACCAAATCGGCACGATGTAGGCATTGCCGTGGAGGTGCACCATCTGGGCAGCTCTGTTCCAGAAGTCAAATGCGTTGTAGCGGGGATTGGGGCGGACCGTCAGAAGGTAAGAGAGCCGACTGCCGACCTGCTCCGAGAAGACACCGTTGACACCCCGCTTCATGTAGCGCAGAGGCAGGCTCGCCACAGCTCCGCCAAGGACGGACACGCACCTGTAGACGGTGGCGATGCAGAGGGCCTGATAGCTCCCGCTCACGATGGAATAGTCCACATAGCCCTTCCGGGGATTGTACTCCTTGGAGGGCTCCTTGTCAGAAGCGGGGGATGCAGGGGTGGAGCCTGCATCCTCCCTTCCGAGCATGGACATCATCAGCGAGGTGAAGAGACCTTTCATTGGGAAAGCAAACGGTGTTATTCTACCCTACGCGCACAAATGCGCACATGGTACCATCTATCGCTCGTAGTCGATAAAGAGGCGGGTGCACATGAGCATCGTGATGATGCCGTCAATCTTGTGGAAGGGACTCTTTTTGATGGGCTTCACATTCTCAAGTTTGTCTTCGTCCAGGACCGCATTGCCGAAGCAATAGGCATTGATGGGATTGTTGTTGATGAAGACATGCCCGGTCTTCACACCGTGCTCGAAGCTCTCCACCGGGGCCGTGAAGTTGCCGTAAGTCTGCCGGACACCCTTCACCACATTGGAGGCTCCGGAGGCGGACAGCATGTTGATGACCTCCTGGCTCTTCCAAGGGTCATAGCCGATGCTCAGGATCCTCACCTTCTTGTTGGCCTCCAGGATGTACTCCACAATGGCCCTGTAGTCGATGACATCCCCAGGGAGGAGGACAAGGAATCCCTTGGAGGCCCACACCCTGTAGAGATTCTCGTTGGGGTGGCCGGGCAGGGCACCCTCCGGGAAGAAGTAAGCCGTGTGGAAGTAGAAGGTCTTGGTCTCGGCCTTGTACATGCCGATGGTCACGGCTGAGAAGTCATCGCTCTCCGAGAGGTCGATGGCGCACATGGCATCCGGCCTGCCCTGGAGGGTGTCAAGGCTCATCGGGATGGAGATCTTCCGGGCCAAGGTGGAGGAGATCCACACCTTCCGCTCATTCTCGGCGAAGATGTTGAGGAGCTTCGTGCGGAAGGCAAGCATCTGCTCCGAGCTCCGCAGGGCCTTCTTGTACTCCTGCCGATAGAACTGCATGCTCACCGTCACACCCAGGTGCGGGTGCACCTTCCTCCAGGTGTCCTCCGAGCTCTCCTCATCGTCCACATCCGGCTCGAAGATATGGGCAAAGAGGGCATCGTCCTCCATGTCCCCCAGGAGGATGGCCTTGTAGCCCTGGAGCATCTCATAGTAGGGGCCGTCAAACACATCGGAGGCCGTGGTGATGATGACCGTCAGAGGGTTGTCACGCACACCCATGGATGTGGTGAGGACCGTCAGGAGGTTGGCATCCTTCGCCTGAGAGAATTCGTCCATGATGACCGTGGAGGCATTGAGGCCGTCCTTGGTGCGGGCGTTGGCGGTGAGGCACTGAGCAAAGCTCTGCCTGTCCCTCCGCTTGGACTTGACGGTCTTGGCGTTCACCTGATAGTTCCGGCCTTTGGGGTCAAACTTGGACACGCAGTCCCGGATGACATTGAAGCACTTCATGGCCTGATCCTCCGAGTTGGCCCCGGTGTAGCTCTCCGCATTGGAGTCCCCGAAGAGCAGGTCGAAGATGGCGAAGCTCGCCGATGAGGTGGTCTTGGAGAACTTCCTGGGCACATGCAGGCAGACCTCCCTCACCACCCGGAAGCCGTCCTCCGTCCAGAAGGCCATGACAGAGGCGAACTGAAAGCACTGCACCGGAGTGAGCTCGTATGTCTGGAGCCCTCTCTTGCCGGGGAAGTAGAGGCTCTCGTACAGGGCGAAGAATTGAAGGACCGCCGTCACATTGAAGCCGTAGCGGTCGCACATCTGGAAGAAGTGCCTCACCGCCAAGAGCTCGAAGAGGTTGTGTCTCTCCGGGTGGTCCCTGTTCTCCTTGAGATACGACACGAGCCGACCATCGACCTCATCGAGACCGTAGTCCCCGATGTCGATGGCCCGGAGGTCTTGGATGACCTCCTCCTTCTTGGCCCGCAGCCTGTCTTTCTCTTCGTCAGTCATTACTTGTCAGCCTTCTTCTTGGGCTTGATGATCTTGGGCTTCTTCCCGGCCTTGATGACCTTCTTGGTCACACCGACCAATGGATCCTCCTCATCCTCGTTGGTGAGATTCTCCGGAGTCAGGCCGAGGGCCTTGAGCTGCCGGGTGACGGAGTCCTGTTGGTCCTTCAGGACCTTGAAGGCCGGGTGCATGGCATGCTTGCATCCGTAGCGGGTCTCCTCCAGGACGGTGACCTCCACGAGACCCTCAATCTGATCCATGGCCTTGTCAACCGACAGGAGGGCCGTGGCGAGCGAAGTCACCTGCATGTCCAGGCCCTTGTTGTACTTCTTGATGCTCTTCAGAGCCTTCTCAATCTGCTGCTTATATTCTGCAATTGTTTTGACCATTTTGCTTACAATTTTCAAAAGTTCCGCAAATCCAAAAAATCAAAAATCGACACGCGAATTTTGGGGCGAGGTTTCGGCGCACCCACCCCCACTTAAAAAACACCCTCCCCCTCTTCGCCAAAAAACTTGTGGACCACAGCCCTGACCTTCGCTGCGTTGCGCTGCTTCGTTGCTTCCCTACCACCCCGGCCCATCTCAGTGTGAGTCTTCACATGACAGTCATGGCACAGAGCTCGAAGGTTGTGGGGGTCATACATCAGTCGCTCCATCTCGGCCCTGTTGATGGCTGACTCCGCAGGGATGATGTGGTGCACCTCACATGCGGGAGTCAATCTTCCTTCCTCCTCACACCGTTGGCACAGAGGATGGGCTGTGATGATGTCTCGTCTCAGGCGGAGCCATCGCTCCGTGTGGATGAGCTTCCTGTAGGTTTCGTCCTTTGCCATAGTCTTACATCTTGGGCTTCCGAGGACGGTGGATTCTGGGGGCATGCCCCGCTTGAGGCGTAGGCTCCCACGACTCGAAGGCGGAAAACATCTCCCTGATTGTGTCCTCATCCGTCTCTTCTTCCTTCGGAGTGTCTTCTGCCTTGTGGTTTTGTTTCAAGAAGAGGCCAAGCAGGGTGACGGCCACCTCGCAGACATTCTTGAAGTGATATTCCTTGGCTATCCTCTGGAGATCATTGTACATCTCCTCGGACATCGACAGGTTGACCCTCTTTCTCATAAAACGATAGCATCTCTTTTAACGCATCCAAAAGCGATTGTTGTACCCCCTTCTTGGAGAACAGCGCATCACGGACCTTGTAGTCGACTGTGTCAGAGGCCAATAGTCGGTACACCTGGACGGGAGCCTTCTGCCCCTGACGGTGGAGTCTCGCATTGGCCTGTTGGTACAGCTCCAGATTCCATGTCAGCCCATACCACACGATGTAGTGACCGCCGTCCTGCATGTTCAGTCCGTAGGCCGTGGAAGCGGGATGGGCCAAGAGCACATCAATCTCTCCGGCATTCCAGGCAGCAAGGTCCTTCTCGGACTCGTACTGCCGGACGGTGTAGCCCTTCAGGGCCGATGTGATCCGTGGAATGTCGGAGATGAATTGGTAGAAGACAAGCACGGGTGACTGTGCAGCCTCAACAATCTCCTGCAGGTGCTCAAGTTTCCGCTCATGAATCTCATGGGCTTCCTTCTCGTCATCATAGACGGCACCATTGGCGAATTGCTGCAGCTTGCACATCAGTCCGGCTGCGGAGTTGGCGATGACATTGGTCGGCTCAGATCCGTGGGCCTCCTGGAAGGAAAGGACCTGCTCCCGCTCGAATTCCCTGTACTGCCCAAGGAGGGAGCTGCCCAGATCCACCGGGACATCATGCACGATCATGTCCGGGAGTTGGAGGTAGTCCTTGGCCTGCATCGACAAGCAGATGTCTGCAATGCGGTTGCGGATGACCTCCTCACACTCCGGACGGACGGTGCACTTGACGATGATGTTGTTCCATCTCCGGATGTAGAAGTAGCTCTCCCGGTAGCGGGTGAGGGACTTGCCGAGACGGACACCGAGGTCCAGGCAGTACATCTGTGCCCAGAGGTCGATGAGGCCGTTGGGGGCCGGAGTTCCGGTGAGGCCGATGACCCGGTGGAATGTCGGGGACACGGCCCGCATCGCCTTGAATCTCTTGGAGGTGTTGCTCTTGAAGGAAGTGAGCTCATCAATGACAAGGGTGTCGAAGGGAAGGGCTCCGCCGTAGTGGTCCACAAGCCACACGAAGTTGTCACGGCCCGTGACATACACATCGGCCTGACTCTCCAGGGCTGCGGTCCTCTGCTTGGCCGTCCCCAGGACCTTTGCGACACGGAGGTCAAGATGGTCCCACTTCGAGACCTCGGAGGTCCATGTGGCCTCGGCCACCTTCTTCGGGGCCACCACAAGGACTCTCCGGACCTCAGCTTCATCCATGAGATCCTGGAGGGCCGTCAGGGTGGAGACGGTCTTCCCAAGACCCATGTCCAGGAAGAGTCCGCACCGGGGATGTCTCTTGATCCAAGCCATCGCCTGCTCTTGGTATTGGTACGGCTTAAACCTCATGACAGCCCTCCTTCTCAAGCAGGGAGTCCACGCCTTCCTTGGAGTCGATGACCTCAACTCTCTGCCCGATGGCTCTGAGCTCACCGATGCGGATGGTCTGCCTCTTCTCCGGGTGCTGACCCTTGCTCTTCAGCTCCACCCAGATGACAATCCCTCCAGGCAGCATGACGATGCGGTCCGGATAGCCCGTGATGGAAGCCGAAGAGTACTTCAGGCAGATGCCTCCCGCAGCCTTCACCTTCCGGACAAGATAGGCTTCAATCGCCTTCTCACTCTCCGCCGAAAGGTGCGCAATGTGGCTCACCGAGGCTTGTAAACCTCGCGCGTGCACGCGATACTTACGGGAATTCTGCGTTTTTACCCCCTGAAAATCTGTACTTTTATACATAAATCAAAAAACTCTATTTTTTCGGTTTACACGGTTTACAATGCTTTATCTCCTTGTGTGTCAGTGCTTTAAGTGTAAACCAAAGTGTAAACTGACATGTAAACCGAGAATTTTTGGTTTACAACTTTTCGGCATTTTGACCCCGAATTTGTAAACCGAAGGATTTTGTAAACCGAAGCCTCAGTTTACATCTTCCGGCTCTTTTTCCTCATCCTCCGTCTCCTCTCCCGGACCCTTGATTTTCTCCTCGATGATTGACCCGATGCCCACAAGAAGGAGCTCGAAGAAGATCAGGACGAAGGAGACCACGGCAATCCAGGAGAAGCAGGAAAGGATGAACAGTCTGCGCCAATAGTTCTCTGTGCGGGGCCTTCCTGCAAGCACACGGAAGAGAGCCCAAAGGCCCGCAGTGAAGAAGAAGCCAAGGGCATAGAAGCCCAGGGCGCACATGATGATGTCGATGGTGTGAAGTGTCATTGCTTTGTGATTTAGAGGTTTGTCTTTCGCACGATCTCCACATCGGAGACCATGACGGTCTTGAAGTGATTGGCCCCAAGGCGAAGGGTGACGGCCTGCGGTCGCTCATTGTTCACCACGGTGGCCTCTTGGCCCCTGTAGGAGACTTTCTCGCCCAAGGTGAAGGGATTAACTGTCTCGGCTCGTGTCATGGCTGTAGAGGCTTATTTCGCGGTTGGAGTCATCCGGGAAGACTACCACCACAGAGGTCAGTGTCTCGACCTTGAAGTCCTTCCCGGTTTGCTCGGTCCGGCCTCTGCGATTGATGTGGGAGAAGGCGAAGTCCATGATGCGCTTCATGTCCCATCGCCTGGGGATGTCGCACTCCAGGGTCATCTCTTCCCTCGGAGTCTCGGTGTCGATGCACCTGCCCTGATTCTTCATGAAGACAATCTCGAATTTGAGGACAAGGTGTCTCTTGTGTAGTTTGTTCAATTTTGCCATTGGTATTGGAAATTTATAGGTCATCATCGTCAATTTCCGGGGCCTTTGTGTCAATTATCCGCCGGAATCCTTTCTGGGTGCCATAGGCAGAGAATCTCATGGATGAGACGGGCTCCCATCCGCCGAGCCTTCTCATGATGGCCGACACCTGCCGTGCGCTGTAGCGGGACTTGTCGGTCGGCTTCTCATTGAGGAGCTCGCAGCATATCTCCATGGCGCAGACCTTGTCCCTTCTGACCACGCCTGCGGAGGAGAGCTCCGTGCGGTGTTGGAAGTAGGACCTTCTCTCGTCTGCGGTCCAATTGTCCCAATCGGTCGGGAGAAGGGTGTCGAGGTAGTTCTGCACCATGCCGATGAGCGGGTCATCGTGGCCATCGTTGAAGATCTCCTGAATCTGACGGGCCTGCATCTCCAGGTCGGTCGGGAGGTAGAGCTTCTCGTGGGCCTTGAAGCGGAAGAGGGCCTCTGCCCAGATCTGATCCCGCTCGCCGTCCAGGTCCTCGATGTCCTTGCAGGGTTGGATGACACCCACGGGCACCACCCAGAATCTCCGGTTGCCGGAGTCACCCTTGAGGAAGGAGCACTCATTGGTAGAGCCGAAGAAGACACAGTGGCGGGGGCGATTCTCCGTGGCCTCACCGTAGGCCGGACGGTAGATGTCCACCTGACGGGAGAGGAATGCCTTGACGGATTCCACCTCGGACCGCTTCATGGCGGTGAGCTCACCCATCTCTACGATCCAAGCCTTCTGGAGCTGCTCCATGGCCTCCTTGCCCTCCATCGTGGTGACGGAGTCGGAAAACCAAGGACCACCCATCTTGGACAGGAGTGTGGACTTGCCGATGCCTTCCGGCCCGGTGAGCACGAGCATGTAGTCATACTTGCACCCAGGGTTGAAGACACGGGCCACGGCTGCGGTGAACTGCTTGCGGGTCATGGCCTCAACAAGCGGGCTCCTTTCGGCTCCAAGGTAGTCGGACAGGAGAGAGTCCAGGCGGGGCGTTCCGTCCCATTCCAGGCTGCGGAAGTAGTCCTTGATGGGGTGGAAACGATGTCGGGTGAAGACGGCCTCCTTTGCATCCTTGATCTTGTCCCTGGACACGATGCCATAGCCCGTCTCCAGATAGATCCTGAGGTTGGACATGTCCTTGCTTCCCCAATAGGTGGCATCCTTGTTCCAAGGAAGACCTCCGGTCACAAGGTCTGCATGGGAGAATTCGTCATGGGAGAGGTGGCCCTTCAGACGGGGGTCATTCTCCAGGATCAGGAGGATGTTGTCCGCCGTGGGCTTGACCTTGCCGTGCTTGTCGCACTCCAGGTCCTCGGTCCAATCTTCCGGGGTGGCTTCCCCGAAGTCCTCGTTGGCCGTGGTGCGCTTCTCGTTGACGATGAGCTTGCGGACCCTCTTGTCCTTGGAGGCAAAGTCCATCATGCGGGCGTAGGACGGGAGACGGGTCACATCGGACTCCTTCTTCCCCTCATCCTCCGCACCGTACAGGTGCAGGCGCACAAGGTCGAAGGCGTTGCACATCTTACGGGAGGCCGGGTCGGTGTCGTGGTGGCTGTAGGCGAAGAGGCCCTCATAGCACACGAGACCTCCGGAGACGGAGCCCTTCTTCCAGGTATAGCGATTCTCATGGGCCGTGGGCTCATAGGAATCCTGAAGGAAGGTCTCGATGGCTTCCTCGATGGAGTAGCTCCGGCAGAATGCTCCGATGATGCCCGGCTTCTCTCTGGGGTCACCGAGCTTCTTCATCTCATGGAGCATCCGCTCATCCTCACGGGAGGACATCGGCCACTCCGAAGCATCCATCGGGTTGGTGTAGTGGGAGAGGATCTCGTCCACATGGCAGATGGGACCGTCCTGCACCCGGAAGACATATTCACCGTCCTTGGAGGTGCTCGGCCAATAGAAGAGGCGGGGCAGCTCGAAGGTGGTGTCATCGAAGATGTCGATGCCCAGGATGCCTGCGATATAACGGCACACGGGCTCATACTCCGAAGGAGAGACCTTGCGGTCGAAGGGGATCACAAGCCTGTACCTCGGATTGTCCGGGGTGTGCTTGTGTGTTGAATAGAGCATGGCAGCGAAGGAGAAGGACAGGGTGAAGTCATCCCATATCTCCGTGGTGCCGAAGTCGATGTCGAGGGTGGCGCAGGTCTTGAATTCGGTCATGCCGTTCTTGCGCTTCCCTTCCCTGAGGTAGCCACCCACGAATCCTCCGATGTCCTTGCGCTGCGACTGCTCCTCCCTGGACATCTGGAGATACTGCTTCATGGTCTCCGGTGTCCGGTGGGTGTTCTCGCACTTCGAGACGAGCTCCGACCACATCACCTTCTTGTTGCGCCACCGGGTGGCCATGCGTGAAGGGGCGGTTGCTATCTCAAGCTGTATGTCGTGGGTCAGTGTCATGTTCTATTCTTCATCAATGTGGTCGATGCAGGCTTCCTGACTCTCGGCCACCGGGATGTCAGTGATCTTGCAGCATCCTGCCTCCCGAAGAAGGCAGGTGCCACAAGTCTTTTCTGTAGGCTGTGATTTCATGCTCCGCATTCAATCAGTACTAAATATCAAGGACTAACTACCAAATAATTGCTGAGACCGGGCGCACCCGAAGCCTGCCTGCGGACTTGCCGGTGTAGCTCTGATAACCATAGGTGAAGCTCAGAAGCCACGCATAGTTGGCGGAGCGGGAAGTCGATGACCAATACCAATCGTCCTTCAGCTTCTCTTCCCCAAGGAAGTCCAGAACCTTGTCCACGAGATAGCGGTTGAGGTAGATGATCTGGAGCTCCCACAGGGACGGGATGTACTCATTGGGCGCGAGCTTGATGTCGGTGCCCTGCTCCACGATGTAGCGGGTGTCTCCCTTCCCATTGGTGCGGAAGATGCGAGCCTGCTCCCAATTGTCGCAGTAGGACGGCTCATCGCTCAGGGTCTTGGCATCCTCACGGATGAGGGCGGAGAGCTGCTCCTTCAGGGAGACGGCCACCTTGGTTTCGCCCATCTTGATGCCGATGTAGGCCACATCGCTCTTCTGGAAGGAGATTCCCTCCGGAGAATGGGCAACACCACCCTCCACCAAGAAGCTCTCCTCTCCTGCACCCGGATGAAGGTGGGATGCGAGGATGGACTTGCCATCCTTCAGGATGAAGTAGATGCCGTCCGGCTTTCCGGTGGTCAGGATAGGACCGGAGGATTCCTCCTCCTCGGTGCGGTCCATCCCGGCCCATGCTTTGGACCTCTCTGCCTGATGCTCCAGGTTGAGGAGGGAGTAGGCATCGAGGGCGTTTTGCAGATCGTCCTCAGCCTTCTCGCGGTCGGAGCTCTTTTCCCGGAGAGCATGCCGGGCCTCGATGATGCGCATCGTGGCTTCCTTCTTCTTTACGCAGTATTCGGTGTCAATGCTGTGCAGCAATGAAAGTGTCTGATTCTTGTCCATTTTATTCTCGGTTTATTCGTTTTGGATCCTTGCCGTAGTAGAAGCGGATGGCCCTCTGAGCTGCCTCTTTAGGGTCGAGGGCCACCACATAGATCTCCCACTTTCCTTGGCCGTTGTAGGACGGCACGGTGCAGAGGTAGAAGTTCTCGCTCTGATAGTCCACGGTGACAATCCCTTTGTCTGTGTTGAACTTGACCATCAATCGTCATACTTTTCGAAGAGGTCAAGCTGCTTCATGCGGGGGGGGGGTCGAGTTAGCCCAATTCGCTCCG